ATTTAAAATTATATAAAGAGTTAAAATAATTTTTAGAAAATTATTTCTTTCATATATAAAAAAAGTGTTGACATACGAACAACGTCTGTCATACTAGGAACATAATTCAATCACAAACAAGGAAAAAAAATGATTATCGCAGAAAAAACCAAGGAACAAGTAGTACAATCTCACGACTTTGAACAAGTCAACTGCACGATAGATGCAGAAGATATGAGATATGTTGCTAGTCTTTTAAGAAACAATTATTCCAACACACAACTTGCAGTTGTACGTGAGATAAGTGCCAATGCACTCGATGCGAATAAAGAAGCAAATTCTACTCGCCCTATCGAGATCAAGTTGCCAACCAAACTTAATCCCACATTTAGTGTGCGCGATTTCGGGGGTGGACTTAGCGAGGAAGATGTTTTTGGTCTTTACTCTAAGTATGGTAAGTCAACCAAACGTGAATCTAACAATTACATTGGCGCGTTCGGTATTGGCAAGTTTGCTCCATTATCTTATGGTGACAACTTTACTTGTGTTTCTTATCATGGTGGAATAAAGAAATCTTACAATGTATTTGTCAATGATGATGACGATACAAAGATTGCAAAGTTGTTTGAAGAACCAAGCAACGAACCAACAGGTTTATCTATTGAAGTTGCAGTTGCAGATAGTGACTTAACTAATTTCAGAGGAATTGTAATGAAGTTCTTTCGTTTCTTTGACGATTCAGAAATGCCAAAGTTTATTGGTTTTGAGGAAAACGAGGCGGTTGTCAAGCCTAAAAATTCCCTTGAGAGCGATAAAGGTAATTGGTTTGTAACTGAAGATGATGGTGGACACAATTATTATTACAATAGTAAAGCTCATATTGTTATGGGTAGAGTTGTATATCCTCTTGATCCCGAAGCGATAAATGTAGACAATTTCATTTCAAATGAAAAATCATGTCGCATTGTTAAGGAAATGATTAAAGAAGGTAATTTCTATCTTCGTATGCCAATCGGTTCTATTAAACTTCACCACTCACGTGAAGCATTAGAATACAATAAGTCAACACAAAAAGCATTGTGTCGAGCATTGTTTGTGGCAAGTGAAGATATTCTTGAAATTGCCAAGCTCAAACTTGCAGATAGCGCCGACTTATTTGAAGCAAAAGTAAATCATGCTAGAATTGTAAATAGTTTGAATCGTTCTTTGCGCAATTTATTTGACAATGCTTTTGAGTGGAATGGTGTAAAAATTAATAATGCTCGATTTAATCGTGATTACGATAGGCATGATGATCTTATTCTTACTCAAATGAGCAAAGAAAAAGATGATGATTCTCGCAATGGTTACAGAGTTAAAAGTCAAAAAGTGTCAAGCATATATTGTCAAGAAGATGGTGTTTTTATGATTCAAAACATTGCTTCTGCTCATGGCAACAATCTACGTGCTAGAACAATTTTCAACGAGAATGAGCATATCAATCAAGTTTATGTCATTTATCCTGTTAACGATGAAGGTTGGGATTACATCAATCAAGAGTGGGATTTTAATTTGATTGCAGATGAACACAAGTTATTCTCTGATAATGTAGAGAAAGAAAAACTTGTTCGCAATAAAGTTAGCAATGGTGCTAGTCGCGCATCAATTCCATTATTCAAAATGAAGCACGATACTAGGCATCTTTATCGCAATGCAGATTATTGGGCAAATTGCAACGATCCAATCAATTCATTGGAAGCAGGTGAGATCGAAGGTTCAGTAGAAGGTAAACTTATATATGTTCCAATCACTCGTTTTACTATTGACCAAGATTTGGTTGAAGGTTGGGATTTAGATAGAGTTGCTTCAACTGCAAAGTTTATTCGTAAGGAAGCTGAAGAAGATTCTGAGTTAAGTAAATTTACCATCATGGGTGTTCGCAAGGGTGATGTAAAGAAACTTGGTGATAATTGGATTTCTTGGCTTGACTTTTTATTAGATCACTACAAGCAAATCATTGAGGACAATATGGCAGATATGACTGATTGCTACATCAGAAACTCTATTAGTAGTGCAGAACATGAAAAAACCACTAAAATTGTAGATATATTAAATGCTCATCATGGCATTTTAACTTGCGACCAAATTGATTGGAGTAAATTTGCAGACGATCATTTGCTTCTTACTACACGTTCGTACAAACGTGTTATGGATTCCGCTAGAATCGACAATCATTACAATAAACTCAAGTTTGTTGCTCATCACGATGCAAAATGGTTGGAAGAAAAATTCAGTTCAGTAAAAGTTGACATTGATAGCGTTGTTTCTAATGCAGAAAAATTTGTATCAAATTACCCTCATCTTTCGATGCTTAATGATGCTTACCATAATTACAACAAACGTCAGCACCACACACATGGTGACATGACAACCAAAATTCAAGATTATATTTCCTTGTGTGATAATCAAAAGGAAGAGGGGGAGTGATTGCTCCCTCTTCCTAATCTTTAAAAAAAAACATTGACAATACATAGAAAAAATTCTATACTACTATTATAATAATTAAAACAGGAGAACATAAAATGAGCAACATACCATATATTCTAAGCGAAAATTCACTTACCATCTTTCTTGATGGTAAACCTCACACACTTCGTAAAGATCATGCGAACTTTCATCTTGCTAGAAAAGCGATTCTCAATGGGGAAACTGATAAACTTGGTGATCTTGTTGATATTCAACGTGCGGTTGAAGATTTCGTTCAAGGCGACATTGAAGTCAAAGATGAAGTTATTTATTACAAAGGTCATCGTTTGCATGGTGTTGTGGTAGACAAATTGCTTGAAATGCTTCGTGCAGGTTTAAAAGATTCTGCACCAATCACTAATTTTATTGCACGATTGCAAGCCAATCCAAGTGCTAATAGTGTTGCAGAATTGTACACATTCTTGGGGTACAAAAATTTACCAACAACTGCTGAGGGTAAATGCCTTGGTTATAAAGGTGTTCGAGGTGATTATTGGAGTTCAACAGGTAATGCAGATACCATTGTTGTCCAAGGCGAAACCAATGAACATTATCAAATTCTCAATGAGGTTGATGCAACTATCGAAGTTGCACGTCGTTGTGTGGATGATAACAAAGACAATCATTGTTCTTTCGGTCTTCATGTTGGTAGTTATGATTATGCCAATGATTGGGCGGGAGAAAATGGCAGATTACTTGTTGTAGAGTTTGATCCTGCTGATGCAGTTTCAGTTCCAACTGATTGTGGTTTTCAAAAACTTCGCGTTTCTAAGTATAAGGTGATATCTGATATTACTGACACTAGAAAAGAGTTAAATAGACCTGTCTACGAGGCTAATAAGCCTATTTACGGATCAGATACAGATGATGAATTTGTCGATGATGAAGATTATGATGATTCTGACGATGATTTTGTCGATCAAGATGATTGGAATGACGATCCCGAAGATTCAGAATCTGAAGATAATTGGGTCAAAGTTGATGAAAATGTATTGGATGAAGACGATGAAGAATTAGATACTTATGATCTTGTAAAACTTTCTGTTGAAAAATACATAAGAAAGAAACATGATAAAGATGTGAACCCAACAATCAAAAACATTGCGGATTTAAGAATTTGTAAAGAAAATAGTTTTGGAGTTAAAAGAGTTGTAGAGCTTGTTGGTGAAATTTATGGAGTTAGATTGGATAATAGATATGCTTCTAATCTTCTTCCGTTAGGGGCAAAACAAGTTGTGTCTAATGACGTACCTTTTTAATTATGTTAAAAAATAAAAATAAAAATAAAAATATTGCAAAAGATTCAAAAGATAGCAATAATGATTATAAACAAATTTTTGCTAATCCGATGAAAACATATTCAGATAAAGAAGTAAAAGCAATAAATGTTTACCTCAAAAATCTACAAAAGAAAAAGAGGAATTAGTTGACTTTTTCTCCTATGGGTATTGTGGCGAGGGTTTCTCATTCTTCCTTTGGTTAATTTCATCACCCGATTCGTAACCACATAAAAGCGAATCGCTCTTTATAATTTCAAGCAACCCTTGAAAATCGCGTTCCACACAACAAAACGATAGTTTCAAATAGTTTTTACTTTATTCTTGCTTCTATTATCATTATCCATTAGTATATATAACATAATACAATATATATAGAGAGAGAATATAAGAGATAATATAACAAATCACACAAGAAATAATAATTTATATTGAAATTTACTATAATAATAATATTATGAATGTAGAGTACGCGAATTAATTATCTCCAAATAAAATGCAAATTAAAATATTAGAAAAAATAAAAAATATAGTTAAGCCTAAAATAAAGCAAAATAAAAAAAATAATTACAAACAAAATTTAGTTGAATATGAACGAAATAAATATGGTTTTATTTCAGTTAAAAATAAACAAAAATAAAAAATTATAATTAAAAATAAAATAAATAACAATAAAATATAATAATTTACAAAAATAAAATATTGAATTAAATTCGGGCGAAATAATTGAAATAAAAAAAAGAGTAAATAATATGAACGCGGGAGAGCAAAGTGTTGAGTTTATCGAAAAACAAATGGACAAAAATTTTAGTCAAATAACGTCCGAAATGATTGTTGAAGATATGTATTGGATAGAAACAGAAATTGGCGCTCGTTGTGTTGCCAAAATGTATAACTTAGATAAAAAGAAAAAAAAATTAAATAATTTATTTGTTTTATTTCCGCCTTTTATCCCTATCGACTAACCTCTCGTAGTGCTTATATCGCTCGTCACTCATATTTGTTAATAAGTACCAAGCATACTCTTTAATTCTTGCATACCTTTTTTCGGGGCATCCTGTTGTCCAATAAAAAGCATTGGAAGACAATAAATCTCTAATAATATAATTATGTATTTCCCTATTCATCCCAATATATTGTACACTATTAAAATAATAACGCCGAAAATAAAATGTAATAAATTTTAAATAAATATAATAAAATAATTTTAATTGACATGATTACTTGTTTCCGCTAAGATAGTGAAATAATCAAATCAACAGGAGGAAAAATATGAGTACCGCAAAGGAAATAAACAATAGACTAGATGAGTTGCTAAATCTTCGCGCTGAAATAAAGCGCATAAACAATGATCTTGAGGATGGGCAAGTTCTAAATAATGTTGAAGATGGAACTAAGACAAATAAAGAAGGAGTTATAAAGATTGCCGAGGCAATGATAGATCAAATTAAAAATGATTTAAATAAAATAACAAATAATGGTAAGAATGTAACAGGGTTATATAATAACGAGTATTATGTAAATGATATGATACAAGACAAAATAATTGTAGAAAATAATTTATTAAATTAATTAAATTATAATTTTATATTTGACAAATAATATTTTATACATTAGATATATTAACATGATAGTAAAAGTAATAGAAAATCCCAATATAAAAGGTTGGTTTCAAATATTCCAACTTGATATGTTAATTGATGAAATAAGAAGTCAGTCGTTGGCAATGAGGAAAGCCCAACGTATTGCAAGAAAAAATGGTTGCAGTAATTTTTCGCTTGAAAAAGATGGACGAGAGAAATTAATTAATGCAAATACCTTGACATCAACACTTGACTCCATATAGTAGGTAGTATGAAAGAAATTAAAAATATAGCTAAACAACTCAACATCAACAATGCAGGTCTATTCGATTCAAAAGAAGAAATGTATGATAAATTAACTTCAAAAGAAATTACTTTAATTAATTTAGTTAAAGCTGAAGAGTTTGTAGAAGATTTATATCGCTCGACCACTTCTGAAACTAACGCTAAGTTGTTTCCGCCCGAACAATCTTTCTTTAAATTGAAAGAAATTCTAAGAGAATGCAGGTTATTGCAAAAAGGGGGTTGACATTACTTCTTAGCTCAACTATGGTAGTCTTATATTAATCACCAATCACAACAAAAGGAAAATTATGAATATCGCAAAATGTGCTCAAGCAACCGCAATTATGAACAACGTCCGCAATGGAAACTATGTAAGGGGTATGAAGTTTGCAAACTTTGGATCAGTAACAGAAGATAGTTTAATAGCTCAACAAAAAGAAGCGGACAGAAGATTGCGCGAAATACAAGCATTGCGAGCAAAACAAAAAGTTGCTAAATTTGTATGAAATATTTTATTTTATTTTTAGCTTCGTTTGTTTCTAGTTATGGAAATAAATTTATGCAACATCTTATTAATCCTTGGTATACAACCCAAGATTTAGATGAAAAAAGAGAAATTGGTAATAAAATTATTAACTTAATGCATAAACATAATTATGGCAAAATCGGCAGGGATGGAATTAGATATAATGATGGAGGATGGTCGAAGGCGATCACCCTCAACCTTAGACAATTCGACAAAATAAATAAACCATTTAATCTAAAACTAAAAACAATAGATGGCAGAGTATACAATACGAAAGATCATTTAGGTAAAATAGTTTTTATTGATTTTTTTGCCACTTTCTGCAGTCCATGCAAAATAAACACAAATAATCTTATTAAAATAAAAGATAAATACGAAGACGAAGTATCTGTGTTGATAATATCAACAGATAGAAATAAAAATAATATAATTCAATATCAATCTCAATTAAAACATAAATTTGCAACCCATTTCGACTCAAAAGGTAGAAATAATAAATATAGTAAAGAATGGGGGGCAACTCTTGGAACTATATATATTATAAATAAAGATGGAACATTGCATGATATACATGGACACAAAAATATTTTTCATAAAGTTGAAAAACTTATACTATAATATATAATATATAATATATAAAATGAAATGTAAATAATACTTGACAAATAACCAAATAAATAGTATTATATATACATAATCAAAATTGAGAACCAAACTCAAGTAAATAAAATAAATTGATCTTTTACATTTTAATTTGAGCCTAGTCTAATCTCGCAAGAGAAGGGAATCATCGTTTAAATGCCTAAGCTAGACTCAATTCATTTTAATTCCTACAAGTAGCTAACATTAATCTTAGCGGACAAATAAAACTATTTGTAGGAAAACTTTGGAAGGGCTTATAATCCTTCCTGTGGGTGACTGAAATAACCTGTTGTGAGCGGGTTAAGGTATACGATTCTCTGTGGTGGAGTACCGATGGGCAAATGTCTGAGGTAGGATTTTCCCAATCCAATTGTAGTACGAGTAGGCACATAATGAACTAATGTTCACACCGAAAGTTGGGAGTATGTAGTAATCTCCCCCCACATCTATTTCTCCTATCCCACCCCTCGCCCGTTCTCAGTTACTCCTTTTGTGCTGAGAGCGGGCTTTTTATTTGACACGGTAGGGAAACTAGACTAGTATACCATCATGAATACATTATTAAAGATATTATCGAAAGACCAATTTGGTTTTGTTACTAAAAACGACCTTGATATTCTTGAGGAGGAAATGCCTAATTTACCATTACTACTTCGTTTTGGGTGCGGACGCAAAGTTATTCAGTCGTATCAAGTTCGTGCAGCTGTTGAAAGCACTGAGCGAGACGGCGATTATCTTCGTGATGTTTCTATCGCTAGCCAAACTATAGATGAGATGGCCAAGTCTCCCTTTATACCTTTTGCTGTTAAACAAGCAATTGAGAATATGAGGTCTTGGTAATAGAATTTTCACACACGGGATCATTATGAACCCTTAACACAATAACTATATGGAGATTATAATATGTTTATCAATATACCTAGGACTCAAATTACTTTTAGATTATGATTCTAATTAAATTTATAAAAAAAATATTTTATTATTCTTTATCTTTGTTTCTATTATTTTATGCTAGCTTATTAGCTAAAGAATGGTTAATACCATGGTATCTAAATGCATATGATAAAGAAGCCTCCTGGGAAAATATGTATGAAGATAATAATAACTTACTTCCCAACCCTGTATATAATAAATAACAGTATATAGAAATATACAATAGAGTATAATACAAATAAAAACAATTCAAATAAAATAATAAATAAACTAAATAAATTTAAAATATATTTATAATGTAGTATCATAATGTCATATACTAGGCCCCCTAAGTCCTTAAGTATCAAGCACTTACGGCGGGCCGCCGCCATGCTATCTAAGTGTTTGGTATTCAGGCATTTAGGCGATAAAAATTATTTAACTTTTTTCTTGCTATAACTAACAAACCGCCTTATTGTAGTTATATGATTAAGAGAAACCAACACGACCCACGATACATCATCAAGAAGAATCGTCCCGTATATGTTTACAAGAATCTACACAAAGATTGTTGGAGCATCAAGCAACATGGTTTAGTTAAGGCTCATATTCCCAGGGGAGAAAGTATTGGGCTTTGGGATTGCTATTTTCATGTTGACATCAAGGGTAGAGAAAAGGTTCTTCGTGAGAAGCGTAAGAATGTTCATGCTTTTGTTAAGGGTTATCTTCAGGATGCTGAGAACGTTAACATAGATAAGCCCGCCACAGAGGTAACCTATAACCCATATAAGTATGAAACTTTTGTTGACAAGAACACCGAGAAGTTTGTATACTATGCAGATGAAGTTTTATTATCACACAACCAAGTAACCGCCTATATACCATGAGAATAGAAGAAAGAATGATAGATTATGCCCAAAAGTGGTATAAAGTGAACGACTTAGAGACAGAGAAAAAGAACGGATCCGATCTTTATCTTCGTGTCAATGACAATGTATTTACTGAAGTCTCACACTGTGACATCAGACAAAAAGCCATTTTATGGTTGCAATCAGAACTAGAAGGAGTAATGTATAGTTAAATGAAAGAAGAATTAAAAGCAATTAGATGTGCCATTGACGGAGTCGCTGACGAGATTTTAGAAGATCGTAGACATGCAAACATGGGAGACCTCGTCAAGGCAATGGAGAATATCAGCAGTACTCTCTGCACTATCAGCTATGACTTAAAAGATTTAGTTGAAGCAAAAAAGTTTCAGAATGAATTAACGACAGCCTTAAGATAGTTTTGTAAGTCGCTCACTCTTAACCACTTAGGGTGAGCGGCGGCAATTTGCCTTAAGTGCTTAGTGTACAAAGACTTATGGAAGTAAAATTAATTAGCTTTTTTCTTGTGTTATTTTGGAAACGGGTTTAGTATTATATTATGAATACGATTGATATAACTCCTACATGGTCAGCGCTCGTTCCTATTATGATCGAGGTGTTGAAAAACCCAAAAGCTAACAAAACAGCAAAAGCGGAAGTAACACAAGAATTACTTCGCCTCGCAAAGATCGTAGACGACCAAAACAAAAAAGTCGTCAAATGATTTGACACCAACCCGTAATTAGTATAGTTTAGTATTATGACACAAGACAAGATATTACAAACCATTCGTCAAATTTGCGAAGGCAACATGAGGTATGCCGATGCCATGGATCGAGTCAATCTCGAACGCGGCAAAGAACTTGGCGTAGATGGATTCACTGTTCAATCGGCTGAAGAAGCTCTTGCGGATCTCATTTGCTCTCTACAAGACTTTGAACACGAACTATGTATCAATGGCTCAATGGAGGGGGCATCATTATGATAGTATTAGATACACCAACACAAATCGAGGCATTTAGACTTCGTACATTACTCAAAGGCTTAAAACTTGAAACCATGGGCATGAAGATGTCGAGAGGTGCAAGTTGTTATCAAATTGTCAAAGAAGATTTTGGCTTCAAAGGTAACAAGCAAAAAGTCTACGAACAATTCAAAGAATTATTAAAAAAGGAGAAATTAGCATGACACAAGCACAAGTAGAATCACGAGTAGAATCTTGGAATTGGAACATGAACATATTTGAAATTTATGATGAACTTAGAGATAATCACACCTCACAACAACAAGAACAATTACTCACACATGCTTACAAATTTTTTAATAAAGATTCTAACATTTTAGAGCTTGCAAACCACTTCGGAATATATAGTATAGAAGAATGAAAAACAATTATATAGAAGCAACCTGCATCGGCAGACCACTAGACTTACCAACTTGGGACGAACCAAGCGAGCTTTGGGAACTTTTCTTTGAAGAATCTCCAACCCCTTATCATCCTTATGAGGATAGAGATATTATTTCCGTAAGTTTTGAATCGGCACAAGAGGTGACTAATGCTTACAATTATTACAACCAAAACCCATCCAAAGGAGGTGCATATGAAGAGTCTATTGAAGAAAATTTATCATTGGTTTAATCCGATATACAAAATTGTTTATAAAACAATGGACGGGCGAATAGAAATGTACACTATAGAACAACCTCGCCACCGCCACGAATTTGGCAATATGAAAGAAGGGAAATCCGTGGTGGGTTTTCGATCATTTTGCATCAATCGTGATGCCGTACGTTCATTTCGTTACGATAGAATCGTCTCACTTAACAAAATTTAATATGAAACAAAAAACGGAACAATTAACCCTTCCTGAAATAGTCCGCAGATTAGGACATATGCTCGCTCAAAGAGAGCGACGTGGAGATAGCTCACAAGATTATCTTGAAAGAAAAAAGATGCACGATAATTTATTGAGAAAGCTTTATAAGAGCTCCTAAGTCATTGATGGTTAAGCACTTAGGTGCTTGGCCCGCCGCGCGCTCTAAGTGTTTGATATTCAGTGGTTTAGGTAAGTAAAATTAATTCTTTTTTTTCTTGTGTTATTTTGTTTTTTGGATTACTATATATATATGAAAGCAAGAGAATTAAAAGTAAGAAAACCAATCCTTTTTACCAAATCGCGTCCACACAAGGTGAGCGTCAAAACAATCCACAGAAAACTCAAACACAAGGAGGCATTAGCATGAACATCAATCCCGAATTTAATTCCAAAGAAACCCCGTCTGCCGTTGGAGCAATGCAAACATCTATGCAATGGTTATGGGAGAATTTTGTCGAGCCTCGTAAGCATGAACTTGATGGCGATGATACCGATATGCTTGCAATGGTTGGTTCAGTTTTGCTAGACATCGCAAGCGATGCCGAAGCATACCATGAAGTTCAAGGGGAAAAATTTATCGAAAGTCCATATTCTCGCAATTAACTCTTGACAAAAACAATCACTACTATATTATAGACATTATGAATAACGAAGAAAATACCACTATCGCTCCTCGCAAATCCGTTAACCTTAACATCTGCGGAGGTAATCACTCACTTGTACCACTTGAAGAAATCGCTAATGTGCCAACTCCGCCCGTAGAGTATCGCCAAAAAGAAAATGCTAATGGCGAGCGCACAGTTTCTTATCAACCAATCGCTCACCATGAATTGGTGAATCGTACCAAGGGATTCCTTGCGGGTAATGGTTTCACCATTCAAGATGAAGTTCACTCGCTCGCTCGCAACAACAACCATTATTTTGGATTGTTCTCTGTTGAGCATCCTAATCGTGAAGCTACTGATCGTGGAACTGTTGTGGGTATTCGCAACTCTCACGACAAAACTTTTCCTGCGGGATTGTGTGCGGGTGATGCCCCATTCGTTTGCGACAATCTTATTTTTACAAACACGATCAAACTTGCGCGTCGTCACACTCGCAACATTTTGAACGATTTAGATTTTACTATCAACCGCGCTCTTGGTAAGTTGTTTGGCTTTTGGCATGGTCAAGATGCTCGCATCGAAGCATACAAAAATCGCTCTATCGGGAATGTATATGCTAACGATTTGATTGTCAAAGCTGCGCAGGTAGGAGCGCTTCCCAAATCAAAAATCATTGATGTTGTCAATCAATGGGAATCTTCCGATCATCCCGAATTTCATTCTCGTGATGTGAACTCTCTTTATAATGCTTTCACCGAAGTATATAAAGGTAACTTAACTCAACTTCCAAATCGTTCGGAGGCTTTACATTCGGTGCTAGATGGTTATGTCGATTTTAATATCGACTCTCACGTTGACAATGTTTTAGATATGGAGGTAGTCGAAGGCGAATTGGTAGAGGTGTAAATAACCTCATTTGTGTAGCTAACCCCACCCTTTCGGGTGGGGTTTTTTTTGGCTTGGATTGTTGTTTCACAAGTGATTGATTATCAAGCACTTAGAGGGCGCCGCCGTCACGCGACTTAACTGCTTGGCGGATAACGACTTACGAAAGCGAAATTAATTCACTTTTTCCTTGTGTTTATTTAGCCTACGCCTTATTGTTTATGTATAAAGATTATTAAACCTAAACAATCACAATCACAATCACACATTATGAAAGTTAAAGCGAGTAACAAACCAAAACTCAACTCTAAATCAGCTTCTGTTATAAAATTACAAAACTTAAGGAGTAAATTTGCTCAAAAACTTACAGAGGATGAATCTCTAATTATTTCCCTACAATTCGACGCAGAGTTCAAGAGGGATAATTTCGAGCATAAAGTGGTCGCTCTTACTGCTGATGATCTACCTTTAATTAATTACATGAGGTCTGAAAAAATTAACAACAACAACAGAAGTAAAGATGTTGATAATGTCAAAAGGTTATTTCGTTGCCTCAAGGGAGAGGCATGGCATTACGAAACGGACGATATTAAAATTTGCTCCAATGGTTACCTATTAAATGGTCAGCACACATTGGAAGCTATATCTCAATATTTTAATGATGCTAGCACGTCGGAGGGAACAGAAGTTCTTTTAGGTTTCAAGTTGGGTGTTAGCGCGGGGGCGATGCCTTATTTCGACACCCAAAAGAAAAGAAGTCCCGAGCAAAACCTTAAAATTAAGGGTGTTGCTCTCAACCCAATACAAAAGCAAATTGTTTTAGCTGAGGGCAGATATTCTATACTTGGCAACCCCTTTCCTCAAAGAGGTCAAATTAACTACTTTGAATATGAAAATGTAATTAAAGCCAATCAAGGTATACTAGATAGAGTTTTTGATGCGATAAGTTTATCGACAGATTTTCCATGCAAAGCTATTGGCTACGCCTTATTCTTATTAGCTAAAAAAAACGAAGAGCTTGCTCAAGAGATAATGGACGATATTAGAGAACAACACTCTGAAGCGTTAAAAGACGGATCGATAAAATCTAGGTATAAAGTAAATTTAGGTCAAGAACATAGCTTGGTAGAACTCTTTCGAGAAGAAAAGCATCTCAAAATGTCCCATATGACAAGTAAGACATCTAGAGATTGTTATCGACAAGAAGAGTTCTTTCCTATTGCGGTGAATTGGTTGCTTGAAAACTACAAAATTGACAGAAAGACGTTTTCCCTATGAGTTGTTACATTAAACAAGCGATCACTTATTCAAAAGCGCTAGCGTACTACATTGGCAACACTAGGCGATGTGCGGAAATTGAGAGGGGTGACCCTAAAAACCAACTAATCTCTAATTTTGAAAAAGAACATGGTAAAATATTTTGGAAGCTTGTGTTAGTAATCTCCGAAAATGAAACTCATCCCGAATTCGGGGAGTCTTTTTTAATCAATTGTTTCAAGCAAAAATTAAATCAACTTACTTTACTCAATAAAAACATACCAAATATTATGGCTCTTACTTATGATAAAAAATCAGAGTCTATTATTGACAAATTTTCTAGATTGATTGTTTAGGTTTAAACTGCGTAAGTTGCTGGTCTTCAGTGACTTACGTCAGTCTGCCGCCGCGCCGCTTAACTGCTTGATAAGCAACAACTTACGAAAGTAAATTTAATTCACTTTTTTCTTGTGTTCGGTTGGGTTTGGTAGTACTTTATACTTATGAAAAGAATAATTAAAATCTTAATGGAGCGTGACGGGTTTTCTCATGAAGACGCTGAATTGCAAGTAAGCGCTTTTTTCTCTGAAATGGCTCTCCACTTAAATCAAGGCGGTGACCCTTTCGAGTGGGAAACTTTATTTGTTGACGAGTTCGGTTTAGAGCCTGACTTTTTTGAAGATTTAGTGTTTGCATTACTTTAAAAATTAGTTTACTTTATTATTATGATTAACCTACTATCCAATCCAAGCAAGATGCCTTGCTATTCGTTCAACATTCCTGCTTTCAAGTATTGCCCTGCCGCGCAGCTATTAGCAAAGATTAAAGAAGCGGGCAAAAAGTTTATTTGTGATTCTTGCTATGCTTGCAAAGGTTTTTATATGTTTTCCAATGTAAAGGCTAGCTTGCAAGGTAAAGCGGATCTTATCACAAAATCTTTACATCAAGACAACGGGCAAACCTTTATTGACGCAATGTGCAAGCAAATTCGCGCAAAGTATTTTGACAAGCACGGCAACAAGAAAAAGCTTAAAAAGACCAACACCGATTTATTTCGCGTTCATGATTCGGGCGACCTCTTTTCCCCTAAGTATATTGCCGCGTGGGTTAAGATTTGCGAGCAATTCCCAACTATTAAATTTTGGTTTCCAACTAGGGAATGGAAGCGTGACTCTCAACTTCCACACTTGCAAAAGTTAGCTAGTCTCAAAAACGTTTGCATTAAGCCAAGCGCTATTTATGTTGACGAGACAGCCCCTCAAGTGGACGGACTTGACGCGGGAACTTCAGTTTATACTAGCAAAGAGAAAGCCGAGCAAGACGGACATTTTGTTTGCCCCGCAACTTATGTAAAGGGCGAGGACGGCAAGATTCTTGCAACTTGTCAAGCCCATAATTGCAATCTTTGTTTCATTAAGGGTTGCAAGAAAGGTATTGCATATTTAGCTCATTAAACTATACTTAAAACCATGAAGACAGAAAATTACCAACTATTATTCGAGAGCGGGGATACTTATTACGATTCAGCCTATGGAGTTGATATTGACCAAGACCGAGCAATTCAGGAGTTGAAAGCTCACGGGGTTGATTTAGAAAAAGAATTGCAAAATTTTTATGATGATTTAGGCGACAAAGAAGGGTACGCAGCGCAAGACGTCTTAGAGTGGTTAGGGTACTGACATAAGTACCTAACCACCAAGCACTTAGAGAGCGCGGCGGCGGCGGTGCCTAACTGCTTGATATTCAACGATTTAAAGAATTAAAATTAATTCACTTTTTTCTTGTGTTTATTTGGTGTCGGGGTTATGTTGTTAGTATGAATCATTCAGAAAGCGGAACACGAAAAGTATTAAAACAACTGCGCAAATGCGCAGAAATTACCGAGATCAAACAAACCGCCAAAGGGCACATGGTTCTCGCTGATAACGGAGCGCAAATTCTTGTTCATTTAAGCGCTCGTGCTTTTCACCCATTACGTCGTTGGCTCAAAGCTAACACTTCACTAAAATCATTAAAATTCTAATTATGACAGCAAAAGAACTAATCGAACTTATCAATTCAACCCAGGACGGAGAGATTTGGCTCTACAGTAGTAAACTTAGAGACCATCTTGCCACAGTCGAGCAAGCATTGGAGGAGGATTTAATCCACTTCATCCGCGCTGACGTAGGGAACAGCACCACAGAATTCATTCGTGTTTCTATTTGACACAGAGCAAAAATTAAACTACTTTATACTTATGACAATTAAAGACAACGGAAAAGAATTCTACTTCGAGCGCTTACCTAATGGCTTGCTCAGAACTTATGACTATGAATCAAAGTGGGATATTACATTCCAACGAGTTGACGGAGTATGGGAAGGACACCATCGAGGCGACTATATCGGCTACAAAGGCTTACTCAACAAACTCAACTTATTACAACAACAAGTAGATGCAGAAAGAGCATTAGCAAAAGATTTAGCCGAAGTAGCTTGACAAACAAAACAAACTAATTTAGTTTATTATTATATGAAAACATTCGATGATTTAAAATTCACACACCATAAAGATATTCAAAGATGGACTGCATCGCTTGAGCTTGACAACGGATATTTATTTTCTGTTATTGCGGGCGACAAAGAAGACGATTGGTCTTTACCTTATGGTACTTATCAGAATGAAACTTTTGAAGTTGCAGTATTTGGTACTCAATTTGACGACAACGGAGACAGAAAGAAAGTTCCTCTTTCTTTACATGATGATGTGCTAGGATGGCAAAAGCCTATTGACATTTCTAAACTCATGAGGCAATTTCAACTTGACGGAAAAGCTCACGAAGATTTGCTTATAGCAATTCGAGTAGACTTCAATGAAAAACTTGTTTCGCATCACGATGACAAACCTTTAGTCATTTAATTTGACAAACCTTAAAAACTACATTACCTTATTATTATGACATTAACACAAGAACAAAGAATATCGGTTATCAAACACGCGCACGAAAATTCTCGTAAAGTTTCTCCGACTCAATCAGTCGAGGATTTTATTGCAGACATCAAGTCAGAGCAAGTTTTGGGCGAGCATGGTTTAGTAGATGCTCAAGTCCACGACGTGGAGGATGAGATGTCTTTATTCGCTTATAATCCTTGCGCTGAAGATATTGACGAGGAAGAAGATGGCTTTGGAATTAGCGATGAAATGAAAGGGCTTTACTCATGAGTTTATTTGCAATCGCTATACTTGCATTAGTTTTATACTTGACAATTCAAGATTAAAACTATAAACAGCGAAATACCAAATACCCAAATATTTTGTTTGTCGAAGGTGTGATATGCAGTAGTTACTAAAACCCCCGCCCTAAGTCTTTGATTATCAAGCACTTAGGCGGGCGGCTGCCGAAGCACCTAAGTGCTTCAGTATCAACGACTTATTAAAAGTCGTATTGGTCGTGATAGCCGTAGTCGATGTCCTCGTAATGGTCTTCCCATACGGGGGAATCTTCAGCCTCGTACATTTCAGCGAGAAGAGGTTGCTCCTCAAGGTAGCGCTCTTCCGCAAGGGCTTGGTTTGCTCGAGCAATATCTCTATTGATCTCCTGCATTTGGTGGGCTTGCTGGTTTGCAAGGGCGGCGTGATCGTTGCGGTCGAAGTGTGAGTATTTACTAATCATATATAAACAACATAAAGGGAGTGGCAACGGATAGCAAGAAAAAAAGCGATTTATTTTTATTTTTTAAATCCTTGGTTATCAAGCACTTAGAGCTCGCGGCGGCGGGCCGATATAACTCTTTGATTATCAACATTTTACACAAGATAAAAAAACTAAAGATTTTTCTTGCTTTATTATACAGAACATGGCATATTAAAGTATGAAAAGAAAAAAACTAAAAATTATTAAAATTAAACACGCTAAATCGTATAACAAATTTATGATTGTTAAAATGCCTAAATTCTCACTTCTTAAATCTGCTTAATTATGAATTGCAAAAGAGTACCATACCCAGAACTAGACTGCTCCCTTAAAATGAGTAAAGTGGAGGGGCTGCTTCAATTCCTTAAAGGTCAGACTATGATGGGTTGGAGAGGAAGCGAGACAGAAAAAGAAGCAATTTGCGAAGCTCTTGACAACTTACGAGAAGCTCAAGATGAATATCAAAAAGTCTTGACATTACTTAGAAAAACCAACAAAATAGAATTATGACGGATACAACATATAATGGATGGAAAAACTGGGCAACCTGGAACGTAGCGCTATGGCTAGGTAATGATGAGGGTCTTTATAAGATAGCTCGAAGATGTGTGAGGTATGCTGACCTCGTGGATAGGTTAGAAGAAGCTGAAGCATTCAGGACTCCTGACGGGGCGAGCTACAATGACCCCGACCTTGATACCTACGCACTTGATGAGTTGTTAATGGACGAATTCTGATAACCTAACCCGCTGACTATCAAGCACTTACGAAGCGGGCTGCCGAGCCCTCTAAGTGCTTGATTATTAGTGACTTAGGAGGTTGTTATTTATTTTTGAATTCGTTAATGATTTGGTTAAAAGTCCAAACGTTGTTTCCAACGTCCAAGAATAGTTCTGCGCCTTCGAGTGGTTCAAAGCCTAGGCGGTCAATGATGCCTAGCTCTTCCGTCATGAATTTTTCGAGTTCTTCTGTCATGTTTTTATTCTCCTAAATTAAAGGGTTTATGTCAAATTAAATCGTAATATTTTGGTGAACAATTTACTGAATGAGAAACTGAATCAATTCCCTCATCCATGTTTTTTTTCAAATATGCTTTGATTTTGTTTGCAATTTCGAGGTCAATTTTTTCAAGCTTTTTTCCGTCTTCGTCAAATATGTCCATATTTTCCAAAGTGTCGAAATATGCTATCAGGTGAGTCTCTGAGACTTGGTCGCCATAGAGCGAGTCGATTTCGTCTGTCCATGTCGTGCCTTCAATTTCACAAGTTAAATTTTCAATTTCCACATAGGCAGAAAAAGTTTCTTCGTTAATTTCGTCAAAGTTTAATTCTAGTTTTTTATTTTCTGTCATACCTTACTATCTTCTATTTTTTAACTAAAGTCAAACATATAGCCGATTATTTTACATAAAGTTATTCACAATTATCTTGGCTAGAGTTGGCACGATTCCTGTACAAGGCTTTCATAAGTCGTTGATTATCAAGCTGTTACGAGAGCCGCAGCGCGTTCCCTAAGTGCTTGACTATAAGGAACTTACAACGCTATCTTTGAGTCATAGCCTCTAGCTCTCGGATCTTAAAGTCAAGCTGAATTTGCATGGCTTGCAAGCGATTGACTGATTCGGTTTTATTTAGACGTTTTGCTTTTATCCTTTGGATATTGATATCCATGATTTGCTTATTTAAGAATTTGATTTGTTCTACTATATTCATTTTCTTGACACGTCTTGGAAAAGGTCGATTTGATCGCTAGTCATATCTCTATACATAAGATAGAAAACAACTAACCAATTTGAGAACATAAGTATTTCAAGTATTGTATTCATGATTATAGATTAAGGAAGTAGTAAACAAAAGACAAGCATATTATTGTAAGCATATTATTTTTCTTTTATTTGGTTTACGATTTGCAAGTGTGGATTCTCGCGTTTGATTGCCCTTGCTTTTTCTAAGGCTTTTGCTATATTCTTTTGATTGTCTACTAGCTCGCCCCAAAGACGAATATCTAACCAATTTGAGAAGTTTACGTTTTTTGTGATTGTTATCATTATTGCCTCCTTATCTTGTGAAGTATTCTTTTACTTGTCCATTGTTAGCTTTAACCAAGTCAGAGAGGTAAACCTCTTCTGATTCGTTGTGATGCTTTACTAAAGCTAAGCGCATTCTGTTGCTCAGTTCAGTTACTCTTACGACTTTGCCTAATGACTTCGAGAAGTACAGGCTTCCGACTTTGTATCCTTTTTCAATCTTCATACTATTACTATCGTATATTTTAGCCTCTACGTCAAACTTTTTAACGATTTATTTTAGCTGTTTTTGCTTTCTTAAGTCGTTGATTATTAGGCACTTATGACGCGGGCGGCGCGACCCCTAAGTGCTTGAATATCAGGTGTTTAGGAATGCCGAGCTTCTAACTTATCAAGGAACTTTTCAAACCTTTTGTGCTTGACTTTTAGTTCGGCAAGTCTCTTTTCTGCTCTCCTTAGCTCGGGCATGGCAAGCATTTCGATTGCCATTTCATCTGCCTTTGGATTTGTCGAGTTCTTACGGGTGTTATCTATTACGGATTTGATTTGCTTGATCCGTGCTTCGGTGTGGATTATATCTAATTCTGTCATGCTATTACTATCGTTTATTTTTTAATTAATTGCAAACTTTATTTGATAAAGTTTACCCAAGATTCAACTCTTTGATTCCAAGTTAGTTGGGCTTTCGCTTCTGCATCCCATATATCTATTAGAGCGTCGAGTATCCAAACTTGACGCTTTTGCAAGCGCGCTTTTCTCATCACCTTTGTTATTCTTTCTAGTCTTGTCATATTAGCTAAGTGCTTTGATTAATTCGTTTTCGTTTGTGTTACTAACAAGCGAGCGGTTAAGTACATTGTACAGAAAGCTTTCGATTATGTTTTCCAATTCTTCAACATCATAAGTTAAGGAGATTTCCTTTTCGTCTTCATCTTCGATAGATTCGACCTCGATGGAATCGACAAGCACGTTGCCATCTTCTGTCTCTAAAGTAGCGTTTACACTCATGCCACCCTCAAAGTAGTTTTTACCTGTGTTAAAGTTTAGGTATACGTTTACAACGTTGTCGTCGATGCAGTCGATGGTGTCTAGTTCTAGTTCTTTAATGTTCATACTATTACTATCGTCTATTTACAGGTTGAAGTCAAATTTATTTACGATTATTATTCAACTAAGTTTTTGCACGATCCCGCCCCCATTTTTTGAATTTTTTTTACAGGGTATGGTTCATTTTTAGCGGGGGGGTGGTTTTTCTCAAAAAGTCAAGACGAATTTCTCTGTGCAATTACATATGTGAAAAAAAAACCGACAAACCTTTTTTTTACTGTACTCATATGTATGTCCCTAATAGATTCACTGGAAGAATTCCGCGAGCAATATTTCCCGAAAATTTCGCCGCAAGCAGAATACAAGATTATTAAAAAAAACGACTCTCCTCAAAATAATGGTATATTTAATGATGCGAGATTGCTCTCTCTAAAGGAGTCTACCCGCACTCGCACGGGAAAAGAGAAAACTTCTTTGTTCGATAAATACAACCCAAATCCTGACCAAAGCATAAGTTTAGAAGATTATGCGTTAGCGAAAGAATCGATGGGAGAGGAGCCGTTTGCGCAACTTTACAGACAGCACGTCTTAGAAATACTTAACCCTACTTCTTATGAGTCGCAAGCTAGTTTTAGATATAAGGCTACAGCTAGTGACGATACATCCTCATGTGATAGCATGAAACCACAGCAGGTTTCAAATGACACATGGGACTTCGTTAAGTCGATCTATGATGATATTTGCGACGATGGTGGTGGCTGTGACGAGGGAGTCGTAACAGATTGCGAAGGAACTTGCGGGGGCGGAAAAACCTTCGATTGTCTTGGTGTTTGCGGCGGAACCGCCGCAACTGATTCTGTAGGACAATGTTGTGAGCCTTCAGAAATGGGATGCGATGGCAAGTGCGCAGGTGAACTTGGGATATCTTTTCAGAGAACGGATGCGAAAGGTGCTAGCGAATGCTGTGAAACCACTAATGTAGAATGTGTAAAGTGTACCAGAGAATCTGGAGAATCCTATACGATGTGTCCAGAACATGAATCACCTGGAGGTAATGACGGTGGTGGTAGCGGTGGTGGTAGTAGCAACAACGCTTCTACGAAGATATGCGAATCGATGTATTTGCCACCCTCTAACATTTTCGAAAAAGAAGGAAAAGCTGTAAAAATAAATTTTGAGTCTGTGCCAGAATTAAGCGGGGTATATATTCCTAAAAGCAATCTAGCAGACTCTTGGATTCTAAATAGTAACGGGATTAATATAGCCAAAATTGAAACTTTGAAAAGTTTCGAAGGAACTTGTTTGATTCATTGGGAACTTTCTTTTAAAACTCAAAACGGAGAATTGGTAGATGTCGACAGCTCAGAAGAGGAGTGGGACCGCAAAATTTCAGTTTTATCAAAAAAATTCAGTGTATCTTACCCTAATAAGATTTTACAAAAATTTGTTTCTACAGCGGAATCTTTAATAAAAACCAACCCATCAGAGGTAGAAATACGCGCGGCTGTCAACGAATTAAGAGAATACTTTGATTTTTGGCCTGACAAAAAAAATATTTTAGATTTCACTACTTCAAATATAAGTGCACGTGATTCGCTTGCCAACGCTTTAGATTTTGTTACTAATACATTAAGTGGTGCATATGAAACCCAAGCATCAAAAATCCGAGCAGAGGTCATTGACTACGACTATAATGTGCCTAGTGATGATACAAGTTCAGAATTTTGTGCAACTTCTTTATCTGGAGGGAAAACGGCTTTCCACTGGAAAGCTCCATTAAGAACCAACCAAACTGGATGGAGAATTGCCATCAAGATTGTTGATGGCAATGTTGATATTAATCATGATGTAAGTGCAGACAGATGTGGTCACACAGTAACCAGAAATGATTCGTGGGAGCAAATTGAGCTCATGAGGCGTTATAGTAATGGCAATACTGATACTGCAAAAACTTTACTGGTGAATCAAATGGATTCTTGCTTAGAGTCTACTATATGCCCTTCATCGGACACTAAGTTAATTCAGAAAAAACTATCTTTTCGATGGGGCTGTAATTCAGTTTTCAGTTCTGAAGTTGTTACGGTTGATTTCTCAATAGAAAAAGATGCTATAGAAAATTATATAGATGTAAAAGTTTTAAGCTCATCAACTGAGTATTGCGACGGAGCAGATAATATTTATTTTGATAATGTAAAAATATTAGACGATAATTCAAATATTGAGGTTGACTATACTAGTCAAGTAGAAAAATATAAATATATTAAAAATGACGAACAATCTTCTACTTTTGAAGTATGGCTACGTATCAAGCATCCAACTATCACAAATGGAGCATTTGAGGATTTCATAGTTATTCAGCCAGCTCCAACCCCAACCGAAACTCAAACTCAAACTCAAACTCAAACTAACTTTCAATCTTCCTCCTTAGGTAATTTTAAGTTTTACGCAATGAAAGAAGACTTGGGGTATTTAGAAACTTGTTCGGCTGGATATTTTGTTTTATCTCTGAAGAAGTATAATGAAAATAATTTCGTACAACAAGGAACAAATAAAGTTTTTTCCAGCGGCTCTTCGGGGTCAAATATGTACAATGTTCCATTTTTAACTCTTGGAGACGAAGGTTCAGAGATTGCAATTGACGCTGGAGACACTATTAAATTAAGGTATAGAGCTATGCCTCTGTCAGGCAGTCCTTACCTGGGTACAGGATGTTATTCTTTTTATCAAAAACCCAATAAGATTTCTATTGAACATGGAAATGTTGAAGATACTGGTGCTACGTCCAATCCAGTTATTACTGGATGGTTAAAAAATGCTGAATTAGCTAATTCTAGCAGTGAGGCATTTACTGATTTTGAATATACATTCTCGGAATCCGACGGGGACAAATTGACCTGGTGTGCAGTAATGAAAAGTGCCCCAATTACTGACTTTAAGGTTTCTGGAGGGGGCCTCGGGTCACCTTTCTATAATTTTATATTCCAGCATCCATATGGTAATGAAATTACCACATCTAGCTTACGGCTAGTCCCTGGGCTTACCTATACTTTCACTGCAGATGGAATAAGTGCATCTCACCCGTTCTCGATTGGGCCTAGCTATGGTAATACTTCTCTAGGGTGGGTCAGCGGCTCTGCTTTAACAGGTAGTTCGGGGACTATAACGGTTGATGTTCCTTCTGATTACAGTGGTGATCTTTATTATTTTTGCAAACATCACACTAGCATGATGTCTGAAATACAAATTTTAAATTAATAAAAATCATTTGTATTGAAAAATAGTGTAAATAGAATTATACTATAATTAAATATGCCAAGAAAGAAAAAACCTGAAATTGATAATGATCAGGATATAGATAGAATAGTTGGTTCAATCAGAAAAACAAAAATTAAAACACATAAATTTGAGTTTTCTGAAAAGCAAAGCGAGCTATTAAAAATTATTTTTGACAAAGATACAAAAGTAGTATTTATATCTGGCCCAGCGGGAACAAGTAAAACGTTTATGACGATTTATGCAGCGATTCACTTGTTTAACATGAACAATGATTACTCCATCGGATACGTGAGATCAATCATTGAGAGTGCTGACAGAGGAATGGGAGCACTTCCTGGAACTGTAGATGAAAAGTTTTGTCCATTCATGATGCCTTTAAACGATAAGCTGCATGAGCTCACAAGCTCTTCTGAAGCTAAAACGATGGTAGACAAAGGTATTGTATCCGCAATGCCAATAAACTACCTCAGGGGGGCTAGTTTTAAAGATCAGATAATTATCGCCGACGAATCTCAAAACTTCACATCGAAAGAACTCATAACTCTATTAACAAGAATTGGAGAAAACACAAAAATGTTAATTTGCGGTGATCCAATGCAAAGTGATATCAATGGAAAAAGCGGTTACCAGCCCATTATGAATATTTTTGATGATGAGCATAGTAAAAAACTAGGTATACATAATTTTCATTTTGACCATAGAGATATTAAGCGTAGTGAAATATTAAAATTTATTGTTAAAAAGTTAGAAAAACTAAAATAAAGTTGTAATTTAATAATAAATTAACTTCTTTAAAAGGGTATTTTTATTGAAATAGAGGGTTTTAAGCTTCTGTGTGGACTATATTTTTTTACACAATGAAGGTTTATTTTTTGGTCTAAAAGTGTATAATTTAATACTGGCATGATTGACCAAATGCAAATTATAAAACATATAAAAACTAACTTACCTATAGTTTGTTTAGATCAAATAATAAAATACGAGGATAGCCAAATAGTGGACTGGGGCTTAGTACAAAATAAAATTCCAGAAACCTGGAAGGTTACAAAGGGCGAGGGCGTAAAAGTTATGGTGATTGATACTGGCCACCCAGTCCACTCAGATATAGGCGGCAATGTGATTATAGGAGATAACTTTGTAGAAGATGAGCCTCATGAAGATCTTAATGGGCATCAAACTCATTGCACTGGAATTATATGCGCTAAAAACAATAAATTTGGCATGGTTGGGGTTGCTCCAGAGGTTCAATGTATATCAGTTAAAGCATTAAATAAAAACGGCTCTGGTAGCTTTAATGGTTTAGCTAAAGCTTTAGACTATGCGGTAAAAATAAAACCAGATATAGTTTCCATGAGTTTAGGGTCTCCAACTTACAGTGCATTAATCCATAAAAAAATAAAAACTTTATATAATTTAAATATTCCTGTAGTATGTGCAGCGGGAAACTCTGGTAATGGCGGTGTTAATTATCCAGCGGCGTTTGAGGAAACGATAGCGGTAGCTTCCTACAATAAGCGGGGTGGAATATCTTTTTTTTCATCAAAGGGCGAAGAGGTTGATTGGGCAGCTCCAGGGGAAAAAATATATAGTACATATTTAGGCAATAAGTATTCTGTGCTAAGCGGAACTTCTATGGCTTGCCCATTTTTGGTTGGAATTATAGCTTTAATGTTGTCGAAACACAGGTTGGAAGAGTCTCAGACTGGATACAATGACTGTAAAACAATTTCCCAAATCAAAGAGCATTTATTGAAGTATACACAAGATAAGGGGGCTAAGGGAAAAGATAATCAATGGGGATATGGAGTAATAAATACAAAGGAAATGATCCTAGATAAAAATCCCGATGATGAATTTCCCGAGCCCCCTTTGGCACCCAAACCCAAGCCTGAACCTAAGCCTGAACCCGCCCCAAGCTTCTTAAAAAAGCATTTAGCATGGGTTGTACTCGGATTTTTCTTGTTAACAGTTGTGGCGTTTTATATTGCATCGACTATTCAAGATGATAGCAATATAGATATTCCATACATTGATGAACAAGGAAATGTAGACTGGGACAAAAAATTTAAACTAGAAACACAATGAAAGAAGGTAAAACAATTCATTTTCATTATAATAACGAGGTTAAAACAGGGTTGATTTTAAAAATTTATACCCAAATAGGTGGGGAAAACCATCGGGAAGTAATGGTGGTAATTAGAATAAATGAGGAAAGCGGTCTTTTCGAGCAGGGTACGATAAATATAAAACATTCCGACTTACACTTAATTTAATTAAAATAGAAAAAAACCAAAATTATCCGTATAATATGTTATATGGACATGGTAATATCTTCTTTAGTTGGCGCTGTTTCAGCTATTATTGTGGCATTTATACATTTAAAAAATGCTAAGAAACAAAAAGACAAAACTTGCGAAAAAATAATCAATAGTTTAAATGTTGATCGGGGTAATATAATTATTATTGATTCTGATAGCCGAAAGGGTTTTGATTTTAAAGGTAAAATCAAACATTTCTCAAAAGGGAGTGAAAGTAAGGTGTACATTCTAATAAGATGAGTGTTAAATATTGCCCCCACTGCGGAGAAAAAAATACTTTCGTTGGGAAAGCTCCTAATTTTTGTAACTATTGCGGTTCCAGCTTTAGCTCTAAAAGTATTAGTTTAAATAATCGATCTAACTCCACAACCAATACTGAACAAATTGAAACTTTTGATGCTGATTATACGGATGCAAATTACGTGCCTAATATAACTAAATTAAGTTATGAAACAGAAGGTTTTCAAAAGAAAACTTTTAAATTTGACGAGTTAATCAGTGAAGAACAACGAAAAACCCAAGAAACCTAGAGGCAGGCCTAGGAAAAAAACTTTTGAGGATAATCAAGATTTTATATTTGAAAAAATAAATCTTAGAAAAAACTCTTGGTTTTTAAGTTCCGTAAGTTGGATATCGTGGGAGGATGTCAGCCAGATTGTTGCTCAACACATTTATACAAAATGGCACCTTTGGGACCAAAAGAGACCTTTAACACCTTGGGTAAACAGAATTATAACCAATCAAATCAAAAATTTATTAAGAAATTACTATGGTAATTTTTTAAGACCCTGTTCTCAGTGCCCTTTCAATAACACGGGGTCTATAGACTACTTAAACGAAAAAGAAAATGGGTGCTCTTGGACTAAATCTGGTAAGCAAGACTGCACATGCCCTTTGTTTAAAAAATGGAATAATACAAAAAAACATTCTTTTCATATAAATACTGCTAGTAGTATAGAAAGTTTAACCACGGAGCAATCCTCTAGGGATAAAAATTTCAATATTGATCGTTCAACTGAAAAACTGCACGTTTATATGAAATCCCATTTAAACCCAAAGCAATACAAAATATACAAAATGCTTTACATAGAACATAAAAGCCCTCAGGAGACAGCTCAATCTTTAGGCTACAAGAGTAGTGAAAAGGGTAGGCATGCTGGATATAAACAAATTAAAAATTTTGAAAAACAGTTTAAAGAACAAGCTAAAAAAATAATTAAAAAATATGACATTATCTAAGGAGCAAAAACAATTTATTATTGATAATTTTAATAAAACACCCGATTTGATTGAACTTACTAGGCAAGTATTTGATAACGAAGAGTTGGACGGTAGGACAAAAGAAGGTCGAGCGGTTCGTAAGTTTTTGGTTGAAAGAGGTTTGAAATTCAATACAACACAAAAACAAAAGAAAGAGGAGATTGAGTTCTCTCAGGAACAAAAAGAATTTATGATTCAGTATGCCAAAGAAGGTATGACGGCATATGAAATTTCAAAAATATTATTTCCTGAAGTTAATGTTACAAACTTAAGCAAGGAAGTTACAGAAGTTGCTAAGTTTATAGAAGATGTTGATTTTAGGCTTATGCATCCATCTGAAAACGCATTAAATGCTCAATATTTCCCTCCAAAATCAAATTCTAGAGTCATTAAAAAGATTAACGAATACTGCCAAGAAGAAATCGATGAAAAGCAGGTGAGTCGCGGGGAAATGGACAATATAGAGAGCACGATGAAGTTTTTGGCGGCACCTCGGTTTATTCAGGTTATTAACACTTATACATCTGTAGATGATAGAAAACTCTTTGAAGCTGAATATACAAGATCTGTATGGGATAAACCAGACTTAACAAGTGATGAATTAAATTTATATATCAATGTTTGTATGGATTATATACATTTAAAAAATATAAGTAAAGCTATTAATAAATTAAATAGAATGTTTGAAGATTGTGAAGATCAACAAGATATGACTGTTAGATTAGCAGAACTATTAAAAACAAAGAGTGAAGAATATAATCAATGTGAAAAGAGACAAGAAACATTGATAGCTAGATTAAATGGAGATAGAAAAGAAAGAATAAAGAATAAACATAAAGATAATGCATCTATATTATCGTTAGTAAGATTGTTTCAAAATGAAGCTGATAGAAACAGGATGATAGACATGGCTGAGAAGCAAAAAATGCTAATCGCCCAAGAAGTTGATAATATAGAGAGGATGGATGTCTGGAAGGCTAGAGTACTCGGAATCGCTAAAGATGATGTTTTATAGCCTAGACGGGGGTTTTCGCGGTACTTCTATCTCTTGTTGCCATTTAAGGCAATTGGAGAGAAAGGAACAATTTCTTTTTTAAAAAATGAGCATACAATGTAAAATATGTGATTCTACTTTTAAATCAGAAAGATCTTTGCATACCCATATCAAAGCTCATGGAATTTATTTATCAGATTATTATATAACATACTATCCTAGATATAATTTATATACAAATGAATTAATTCCTTTTAAAAATAAAGGGCAATATTTTAATACGTTTTTTTCAAATAATGTTGAATTGGAAAAGTGGTTGGCGACAGCCGACTACGAACATGCACAACAAATTTTATTATTAATGCTTAAAAATAGAATAATTAGTAAAAATTTACAATATGCTCCTAATCATTTAGAATTAAAACTGCTTGACTTACCAGAAATAAAAATATATAAAGAATTTTTTGGGTCATATAATGAAGCCTGTCGAAGGCTTCAGGTTGAGCCTTTATTCAACCAAAGCATAAAAAGTAAATTTTTAGAAAAAAATAAAAATTTAAAAATTTTAGAGATATTAATTGATACTAGAGAGCAGCAACCTTTAAAATTCGAAAAAAGTCGTTCTATGAAATTAGATTTCGGGGACTATACTGTTGCAGGTCAAGATTACACAGCTACATACATAGACAGAAAATCAGAAACAGATTTTAAATCAACAATGACTGTAGGATTCGAAAGATTCAATAGGGAAATGCAAAGATGTATGGATATTAATGCTTTTATGTATATAGTAATAGAAAGCTCTATAGATAAAATAAAAAGAAATAACAATTCTGGGATCCATAAATCAAATTTAAAATTTATATGGCACCAAATGAGAGTTATGTCTCATAATTATGCCAGGAGATGCCAATTTGTTTTTTCTGGAGGGAGAAAAAGATCTCAAAACTTAATTGAACTTCTCTTAAGAGGCGGGGAAGACTTATGGAATGTTGACTTGCAATACTATATCGACAATAGAATATTAAAATTATGAGCTGGGAAAAAGGCAATCAAAAAAGAAACGAAAAAATCGACATTAATTCTTTAATTAGGTCGAAAGAAGGGTTTTTACCTGAGAAGGAGGCTAAACTTCTTTTGTATCAATTCTTGCGAGAAAATGTCACATTTACCACTAACCTTTTAGCTGGAGTGGATTTATTTCCTTTTCAGCACATGGCGGTTAAATCGATGTTTGAATCTGATTATTTCTTGGGCATATGGTCTAGAGGTATGTCCAAGTCTTGGACAACGGGGATTTTTGCATTTATGGATGCTATTATGAATCAAGGTGTTGACATAGGAATATTATCAAAATCCTTTAGGCAAGCCAAAATGATTTTTAAAAAAATTGAAGATATAGCTGCAAAACCTGAAGCTAAATATTTATCCAACTGCATTACAAGAGTATCAAAACAAAACGATGAGTGGGTAATGGAAATTGGTGAAAGTTCAATACGGGCACTGCCCTTGGGGGACGGATCGAAATTAAGAGGTTTTAGGTTTCACAGGATTATCATTGACGAAATGCTATTGATGCCAGAAAGAGTTTATAATGAAGTTATCGTACCGTTTCTGTCTGTAGTGCAAAACCCAAAAGAAAGAGAGGATATGCACAATTTAGAAACAAAACTTATCTCAGAAGGAAAAATGAAAGAAGAAGATAGGTATAAATGGCCGAACAATAAACTAATAATGCTATCTTCTGCCAGTTACAAGTTTGAATACCTCTACAAACTATACGAAAATTTTGAAAATCTTATCGTTAAAGAGGGGCAAACTGGAGGAGCGTCTCGATCTATAATGCACTTTTCATACGATTGTGCTCCCAAGCAGTTATACGATCAAAATCTAGTTGAACAAGCTAGATCCACAATGAGTCAGAGTCAATATGATAGAGAATTTGGTGCGGTATTCACAGATGACAGTTCTGGATATTTCAAGATATCGACGATGGAGAGGTGCACGGTAAAAGAGGGCGATAGCCCTCATGTAGAAGTAAAGGGTAGCGAAAATGATTCGTATATAATTTCTTTCGATCCAAGTTGGGCGGAATCAGAAAGCTCTGATGATTTTGCTATACAAGTGTTTAAAATACATAAAAAATCGAACCAAGCTACTTTGGTTCATGTATATGCAATGGCTGGAGAAAATTTAAAAAATCATATTAATTATTTTCATTATTTACTAACTAGTTTTAATGTGGTTGCTATGGTGGGAGATTACAATGGCGGTGTCCAATTTATCAATGCTGTAAAAGAAAGCTCTTTATTTAAATCTTCAAATATAAAATTAAATATAATCGAGACAGAGTTTGATGATCTAGAAAATTATCAAAAATCTTTAATGTCCGCTAAGAGGGAATTTTCCAAAGATGGCATTCCGTGTTGCCTTAGGAAACCTACTTCCGAATGGATTAGAAGGGCAAACGAATTACTACAAGCTAATTTTGATCATCGAAGAGTATGGTTTGCATCGCAAGCGGTCGATGATAGTTTTCAATCTCAAAGAAGAAAGAAAGTACCGATCAAAAATTTGCGATTCATGAATTTTACAGATGTTGACGAGAATCAATCTGAAGGAGCTAGAATGATTGACTTCATAGAGCATCAACAAGAAATGATAATATATACAAAATCTCAATGCGCTCTAATAGAAGTTAGATCCTCACCCCAAGGAACACAAACTTTTGATTTACCTTTAACACTGAAAAAAACCACTGGGCCTAGTAAGGTAAGAAAAGACTGCTACTCGGCTCTGATTCTAGGATCTTGGATGGTTAAAATTTACAACGATATTAATAATTCAAAAGAAGAAGCTTTTAATAGCTTTGTTCCAATGTTTATAAAGTAACTTTAATTTTACTTTTTAACTTTTATGTGTACTATTAATATACACAGCTATGAGCGAAAAAACAAAACGAAAGTACATTAAGAAGTCCCAATACTGGAACAATATTAAAAAAGAAAACCCTCAATCAGGCGGCGGGGGAAAACATATAGAGCCTGTTAGCTGCGGGGATAACTACTATATTAGTAATGCTAGTTATAGTAATAGTTTGAAGCCAGAATTTACTTCGACCACCTCCGCTAGCAATGTAGTCAGCGATGCTTTAAGAAATGTTGACTCTTCCACTACGAGAACTAGAGGCAGAGCTGGAATCAAGAATTTAGCTCATAAATATAAAAATATTTCTGATGGAGTACTACCTTATAATGTAAGCTCTGACGGTGTAGATGTTCGGGAGAGTATTGAGTTATGCCAAAAAGCATATGCCAATATACCTATATTTAGAAACGCTATAGATGTTATGTCTGAGTTTTCAAATTCTGAAATATATCTTGAAGGCGGCAGTGAAAGTGCTAGAAATTTTATATACAAATGGTTTGAGAAAATAAACTTATGGAAATTAAAAGATCAGTATTTTAGAGAATATTATAGATCTGGAAATATATTTTTATATAGAATTGATGGGACTTTTAATAAAAATGATATTATTAATTTAAATAAAGTTTATGGAGCTGAATATAATAAATATCTAAACCCTGGTAAAATACCAGTAAGATATATACTACTCAATCCTTACGATATATCTTCAAATAGAGCAACTTCGTTTGAATCAGGAGCGTATAAAAAAGTTTTATCAGAATACGAGTTAGAAAGGTTAAAAAACCCTACAACTCAAGAAGACCAGGATATATTCGATTCGCTAGACGATAAAACAAAAAAATTGATAAAAAAAGGTGGGTTTCATAGAACTGGAGTGTTAATGCCTCTAGATCCAGAAAAGTTAATATACTCGTTTTACAAAAAACAAGATTACGAACCTTTTGCTGTACCATTTGGGTTTCCAGTTTTAGATGACTTGAATTGGAAAATAGAGCTTAAAAAAATTGATCAAGCAATTAGCAGAACTATTGAAAATGTAGTACTATTAATTACTATGGGAGCTGAACCTGACAAAGGAGGGGTCAACCCGCATAGTTTAACTGCTATGCAATGTTTGTTTCAAAACGAAAGTGTTGGTAGGGTGTTAGTCAGCGACTATACAACAAAAGCAGACTTCGTAATGCCAGATGTTAATAAAATTTTAGGCCCTCAAAAATACGAAATAGTCAATCAAGATATTCGAGAGGGCTTGCAAAATATTATAGTAGGTAAAGAAAATTATTCTAGCACTCAAATAAAAGCTCAAATATTTTTAGAAAGATTAAAAGAAGCTAGAAATGCATTTATAAATGATTTCATCATGCCGCAGGTAAAAATATTATGCAAAAGCATGGGTTTTAGAAAATACCCAACGGTTAAATTTCAAGAAATAGATATCAAAGATGAAGTTCAATTCCAAAGAGTGATAACTAGATTGCTAGAGATTGGAATTATTACACCTGAGCAGGGTATGAATGCAATTCGAACAGGGTTGTTTCCTCATGCAGACGATTTAGAACAAGCTCAAGAAAAATATATAGAAGATAGAGAAAAGGGGATGTATAATCCTTTAGTTGGCGGAGTACCTTTGGTTGAAGCTGCAGGGGCTGAAGAGGATCGGGGATTACAAAAACAACAAATAAAAGAATCAACCAAACAGCAGAAAATAAACCAAAACAAGCCAGAGCAACAAGCTGTGAAAAAAGAGCCTGGCAGACCTACGGGAGCTACAGCAAGTAAAAATTATTCAAGAAAAAATATTCAAAATATTATTTATGAAATAGAAAAATTACGATCATTAGCTTCTGATAAGATTAAAAAAACTCATAAAGTTAAAAGGCTAAACAAAGAACAAAATAAAATTATAGATACTCTTACGGAATCTATAGTTATATCAACTCAAAAAACAGAATGGGGTAAACAATTAGATAGTTGTATAAAAAAACCAGAAACCTTAGAAAAGCTAAACAGCTTAAGAGAGGTTGCAGAAGTTGGTAGCAAGCACGGCCTTCCCGAGTATCCAGCTGCAATATTATATCACAGCCAATAATTTATTGTGTACAAGTTGAATAATGAAGAATTTTATTACTATTGACTTATCAAACTTAATAAACGAAAAAGATTTATTCTGCAAAGACTGTGGAAACTCTGAAGAAATATCCATGGAGTCATGGGCAGAAGAAAAAAATAAAGGTAAAACATTAAACAAGCCCTTTAGAACCCCAAAGGGTCCAAAAAAGTTTTCAGTATATGTGAAAAACGAAAAGGGTAACATTGTTAAGGTTAACTTTGGAGATCCCAATATGTCAATAAAGCGAGATAGTCCAGAAAGAAGAAAGTCTTTCAGGGCTCGGCATAACTGCGCTAATCCTGGACCAAAAACAAAAGCTAGGTATTGGTCTTGCAGGCAGTGGAGAGCTGGCTCAAAAGTCGAAGGTTCGGATAAAAGTTTTTCAGAAGAAGATCTTGAGAAGCTATTATTAGAAGAGCTAGACGAGTCAGAAGCTAAAGACAGTAAACCAGGATTGTGGGAAAATATTAGAAAAAAGAAAAAAAGGGAGGGAAAAAATTACCAACCAGCAAAACCTGGAGATAAAGATAGGCCGTCAAAAGATGCTTACAAAAAAGCTCAAAAATCTAAAAAGGATAAAAAATAAATGAGTGTTAAAAAAGTTTTCATAAGTGGAATTACTGGTCAAGATGGAAGTAATATGTGCGATTATTTATTGCAAAATCATGATTTAGAAATCTTTGGCGGTATACGAAGGATAAGTGTTAAAAACTATAAAAATATTAAACACTTAAAAGATAACCCCAAAATAGAACTTGTAAATTTTGATTTAAGTGATCCTTATAGTATTAGAAATGCTATAGAAAATATTAAACCAGATTACTTTATAAATTTTGCGGCTCAATCTTTCGTGCAGTCTAGTTGGGATTTCCCAATTCAAACTATGACTGATAATGCGGTCAGTATTACTCATATGTTAGAGTCGATAAGGTTGTTCGCTCCTAAGTGTAGATTTTATAATGCAGGATCTTCCGAAGAGTTTGGCGATGTAATTTCAGAGATGCAAGACGAAGAGCATCCATTAAGACCGCAATCTCCTTATGGAGCTTCTAAATGTGCCGCGAGGCATATTGTTAGAGTGTACAGAGAATCTTATGACCTTTATGCTATACAAGGTTGGCTATTCAACCACGAGGGAAGCCGAAGAGGAACAGAGTTTGTAACAAGAAAAATCAGTAAAAATATAGCTAAATTTGTTTTTGACTTAGAGAATGGAGAAGATCCCTAACACCTAGAACTAGGCAATCTTGACGCGTTAAGAGATTGGACTGATTCTATTGACTTCATGTCGGGAGTATGGTTAATGCTAAACCAGAAAGCAGACCCTAAGGAGTATGTCCTAGCAAGTGGAAAAACATATTCCATAAGAACTTTTCTAGAAGAAACTTTAAAACATGCAAAAATAAACTTTAAAACAGAAGGGGAAGGTTTAGAAGAAAAATATTACACTTCAGACGGAAAATTAATTGTATCTATTAATCCAGTATTTTATAGACATGCTGAAGTTAAACTTTTATGCGGAAACCCTAAAAAGGCTGAAAAAGAATTGGGTTGGAGAAGAAAAATTAAATTTAAACAGTTAGTTCGAAAGATGTTTGATAGTGATTATAACTTTTTTAAAAATAGGTGTATATATTAATATATGAATTTTAAATACAAAACATCATTTTCCGATCATTTAAAAATAAATAATTTTTTTTCGTCAAACTCTTCTTTTACAAGTCAAGCTTCTATTGATAATCTACAATCTTTGATTCCTGAAGAGATAGATTTTGAAAAAAATATAGATTTAATTGGAACTGCATTTAACGCTGCAGTTATAAATTCTTTTAATAAAAATGGAGATGGTATCAATACTTCCACAGCAAAACAAATAAAAGATTTTTTTATTCATAAGCCTACTAATATAGAACACAATAAAAGAAAAGTAGTTGGACATATTATTTCTAGTGGGTATTCAGAATATAACTCCGACAAGATACTGGAAGATGTTCCAGATGATTTTTCTGAAAAATTTAACATTGCATTAGGAGCATTGGTTTATTCAAATTCTTTTCCTGAGTTCGCCGATCTTTTACTTAAATCTAATGATCAAGCTAATACATTATATCACAGTATTTCTGCGAGTTGGGAGCTTGGTTTTAATGAATATCATATTGCTGTTGGCAGTCAAGATTTAAAAGATGCAGAAATTGTAACCGATTCAAAACAGATTGAAGAGCTAAGTGAATACCTATCGTCTTTTGATGGCGATGGAACTTTAGAAGATGGAACCCCTGTATTTAGGTTAGTAGTTGGTGAGGTTTATCCTCTTGGAATTGGGTTTACTTCTAATCCCGCTGCAGATGTAAAAGGTTTAATTATTAAAAAAAATAACTCTGAAAATACAGAGGAGATAGAAGCTGAAAATGAAACTTATAAAAAAAAAGAAATAAAAAAAATTTCCCAAAACGAAAAAATTGATGTAAATAACAATATTAACCAAATTTC